TCGGTTGTTTAAATGAAAAAATTTATTTTATTTCCTGTTTTAATACATGAATGTGAGAATAAAAATCACAACTTAATTAAAGACATACTTGTGGAGGAGTGCAAATCTATCTTTGATAAAACTAAAAAAGGCGGAAATAATTGGCAAGCTGATACTTTTAATACTAATGGAACATATAATTTATTCGAGAATAAAAAATTTGATAGTTTAAATAATTGGGTAAAAGAACAAATAATCGAATATGGTACTAGCTGTGGTTTTAAAGATATGTCTATAAATGACTCAGAAGCTTGGTTTAATATTTATAAAAAACATGATTATCAAGAAGCTCATATTCATAATTTTTATGACATTTCAGCAGTTTATTATTTATCTGTTCCAAAAAATTCAGGGGATATTTTATTTTATTCTTTTGAAAACAATGAGGTAAAAGATTCTTTTGAAGAAAAAAATCCTTTTACGTGGAAAATATTTAATGTAAAACCTGCAGAGGGCAAACTTTTAGTATTTAAATCTAATTTAAAACACGGTGTCAAACAAAGTAAATCAAATCAACCTAAAATTTCACTGGCTTACAACTTTAATTTAATATAATATTGCAAGCAAAATAGGAAAATTCATGCTACAAAAATTAGGTTTTTTACCCGGCTTTAATAAACAAGTTACATCTACAGGTGCTGAGTCTCAATGGACTGGCGGTGAAAATGTACGTTT